GCGGTGGGGGCCGTCGCGCTCGCGGGAGGCACGTCCCAGGAGTTGTCAGAGATCGTGGAGCGGGCCGGGGTGCCTTTCGCGGTCCTGCTCGTGCTTATCTGGGCAATCAAGTGGGGCATGGAGAACTTTGCCAAGCCCCTAGCCCAGAAGCATATTGAATTCGTAGACAAGACGACCGCGTCCCAGGAACGCCTCACGACCGCCTTCGAGGGTCTCAGGGAGGACGGGGCCGCGACGCGGGCCGACCTCAGGGAGTTGGTCAACGAGACCAAGAAGCAGACAAGTCGGTTTAACGGGGCCGAGACCCCCAAGTAGTGAATAAGGGCTTCTGGACTACGCAACTCTGTTTCGAGGGGGACTTCGCGCGACCCGCGGCCCAGGTCCACCTGGATAATCTAATCAAAACAGGGACGTGGAACGGGAGCAAGGCCGAGGCCTTCGAGGTTGTCTATAAGGCCGTTCGTAACGATCCGTTCGCTTTGTGTCGGCTTTTGAATATCGAGCCCACCTGGCAACAGGCCGAGATCCTGGAGTCGGTCCGGTTGGGTTACGAGCAAATCACGGTTCGATCCGGTCAGGGGGTAGGGAAGACCGCGATTGCTTGTATTATCGCTTTGTGGCGGGCGTTGAGGGCTCCGGGGGCCTTGTGTGTAGTTACCGCCCCCTCCATGCGTCAATGCCAGGACGTGTTCCTCATGGAGCTTCGTCGTATCGTCCAAAAGGCCCACCCGATCCTTAAGAGGGCCGTCTCGTTTACCATGCGGAAGGTGTTCGTGGGGCGGAAGGGGATTGACCTGGAAGAAGACAAGGCTCACTGGGGGATCCTCGCGGTGACAGCCACGGATCCGGTGAACGCACAGGGCTACCACCAGGACCAACTGACTTTCGTGGTCGACGAGGCTAGCGGCGTCGAACGTCCCTTTATCGAGCAGATCCAGGGCACGCTGGGCCAGGCGACCGGTGACGTGCTCCTCCTTATGATTGGGAATCCCAACACGGTTGACTCGGCCCATTACGACTCGTTTCACAAATACAGGGGCTCGTGGAAGTGCCATGTCCTCAATGCCGAGGAATCGCCACTCGTCAGCAAGAAGCATTGCGAGAAGCTCAAGGCCCAGTGGGGCGAGGCGTCGAATGCCTATCGTGTCCGTGTGAAGGGCCAATTCCCCAGCAAGGATCCGAACGCCGTAATGGCCATGGAGGATCTTGAGGCGGCGACCAGGACCAAGGCTCTCGACGCCGTGGTCCGCGGAGCCGGTCGAAAGCAAATCGGAATAGATTTCGCCCGCTTCGGGGCCGACGAGTCGGTAATTGCCCGGGTCTCGGGGTGGGCGCTTATGAACCTGGAAATATTCTCCCAGGTCGAGCCGAGTGCCACGGTCGCACGGGCCTTCGGGCTCCAGATCGAAAGCGCGTGGAAGGACAAGGAGACGCTTTATGTCGGTGACGCCGACGGCATGGGCCAGGGCGTCATGGATATGTTCTACACGGCCCACAAGAACGTGGTGGAGTTTCATACGAACGGCAAGCCGAAGGATCCAGGGACCTACGCCAATAAAATGACGGAGGCGTGGTTCGAGTTTGCCCAACAGCTTCGATTAGGGAACATTTACCTGCCGAACGACCCGACGCTCCTCGAACAGTTAGGCAACCGGCTTTACCTGATTCGGCGCACGGACGGCTGTATCATTCTCGAATCGAAGGACGACTACAAGAAGCGGACCGAGCGGGGTTCGCCGGACCGGGCCGACGCCGTGGTCATGGCCTTCTATCAGGACACCGCGGCGTTTTCGATCAACTAGCTCGTCGAGGGGTGGATAACCATGGAATGCCCAACCTGTTTTCAACGAACCGGCGAGGTCGTGGACCTCAAGATCAGCCACCGAATCGAAGCGGGGCCAGGGGTGCGAACTTCACGTGGAACGTGTAATACGTGCAAGAACACCCACACTATCGTTCAGTTCGTTGCGAACGTGGTAGGGGATTACGGGACCGGGGCTCACGCGTTAGCCAAGAGGCTTAGGGCGGGGAAGGTAGTGCCGGTGCTCGAACCCGTCCACACTTCATAACGAAGCCGGCGGCTAGGCCGTAAAAGGCCATGGCCCGCGGTAGGGACGAAAAGGAACGGGAGTCGATCGCCCCGTCGACGACCCAGGTCACCAGGTAGGTCCGACGGCCGACGGAGTCTATCGTAGCGAAGTCGGGGCCCCTAAGGGTCGAATGGATATTCATGGTGGTGTCGCTACTTGGGACTCACGTTAAGGCACGTCCATGTAAAGGCCGCCGGAGTCGCCCGCGACTTCCTGACAGAATTGACGGAACATGCCGCTAGCTTCGATCCCGAAGACGTTGATCTTGGCGTGTTGGCCGTTGTGGCGTCGGATCCACTCGCGGTGGCACCAAAGCACGTGGTAGGAGGGATTCATGTTCATGGGCCTAGGCATGTCTTCGAACGTAGCCCCAGAGGGCCCCGCCCCGCAGTTGGGGCTCCCGTCGGTCAGGAGCACGTAGGTCAGGCATTCGGGGTGGGAGCCTAGGGCCACCCCCATAGTCCCCCCGGTATTGGTCCCGCCCCCGCGGGGGGGCATGGGAGCGATCCAAGCGAATGCCCCTGCCTTATCAGAACTGAGTTGGCTGACCCACCGAGAGTAGGTGCAGTCGTAGGCATAAACGTTGAAGCGGATCGAGGGGACCAGAGAGAGAATACACCGGCATAGCTCGGCCTTGGCCCGCTCCCACTTGACTCCTTCCATGGAACCTGAGGCGTCGACCACGAAACAAAGCGCGTCCCTCTCCAGGGGGATCTCCTCGCCGAAAAACACGGGCGGGGGGGTATCGCGCGGGTCGTCGATCGGGGGCGAAGGGGCAGGCGCGGGGTCGTGAATCGAGATTCGTGGCGGGGGACCCGGCTCTGGCTTACATACAGGGAGATCCAGGTCACTGTTCGGGCTGGCCAACGCAATCCCGCAAAAAAACAAAAGAGCCGGCAGCCTATTCATGTTTTTCCTCCTTCGTTACAAGGAAACAACCACCACCGCCCTTGGTGCCCAAGGTAGCCATGTCGGGGTGAGCCCCGCGGATGCCCGTGACGAAGTCTGGGGCGGCCACGGCCACAGTTACGATAAGGGCACGGCCCAGGTCGTTACTCTCTCGCCAGGCCTGGCCGGCGTCGATTGTCAGAAGGACAGACCCGGGCGCGTCGCAGAAGATTCCGTCCGATAGGACGACGATAGTCAGTTCCTTGACAGGTTCATGGAGGGCCAAGTTGAGGGCGTAAGTAGCGTAGGTGTTTCCACTCGCCCCCAGAGAGCGGAGCCAGAACTGACTTGCCTCGCTTACCTTTTCTGAGGGCATACGTGCCCAATTAGGCGCGATTGGATGTCCTTCGACTGCTTCCTCGGTCCATTGCCACCGGGACACGCCGTCGGAGAAGGCCATAACGGCTATCTCCATGTCGTCGACCGGCTGTTGGGTGGCGGTATTGACGCAGGCAATGGCGTCAATGATCTTGGAGTTGTCCCCCATGGACCCGGACACGTCGACCACGAACAGGATCCGCTTCGTCACAGGGGCCTCGGGTGTGACAACCGTTACAAGGTCCCCGGCCCCAGCAAAATTGGACAGGGCGGAAAGCAGCAGAAGAAGCGCGATCGACGAACGGAACATAGGGCCTCCAATTACAGACTACCCGATCGAGGCGGCAATCACACCCTTTTTCTCCCTGATTAACCCCGGCGGGCCAACTCGACGCGAAGGTTCCCGGGGCCGACTTCGGACGCGAAGAACTTGAGCGGCTTGAGTCCCATATCGAAGAAAGGAATCTTGGCTACCCCGCGGACGGTTGAGGTCACGACCATGATCGGGCCCAGGCCCGCCTCGGCCCTTTCGCGATTCTGTCTCAAGAAGTCATCGAATTCATTTGAGGAGAGACGTCGGGCTACGACTTGAGAATACCGGGTCGGGTAACGCATACCGCCCGTCGTGCGGGGGTCGTCGGCTTTATTCGGGAAAAAGCAAAGGAAACGGCCCCGAGGCAGGGAAATACGCCTTCTACCGTCGTGGACATACTCGGCCCAATATTGTGGCACGAAGATAATTCCTCGGGCGTGGACCCCTTCGACAAACTCTTCCTCGAAGAAGGACAGGGACCGGACCAGGTCTTTGCTTCCTTGGTGGTCGTCGAGGTAGCGACGAGAAAGCGCCAGGGCCCGGATACCCAGTTCCTTGAGCATTGCTCGAAGAACGCTAGCCACGGCGTCCGGCGTTCTTATTCTGCCCAAGGATCATGGTTTTTGGTCCTAATTATGCTCGTTACCGGCGTCTAGACTTCTTCAACCCCGCCGAAAGGTCCCGGCCGCTCCCCGTCACTGGCTCTCGCATGCGGGCCATGGTGTCCATTTGTTGCATGTCCTGCTCCTCAAGGATCGTCCGAAGGGCCCAGTCGTCTTCCTGGATCTCTGGGAAGTCCTTTCCGAGCGTCACGGTCAGGGTCCCCGAGATCGAGTGTTGTGCCGGGCCGATCTTGAGTTTCTGGAAGTGGAGCATGGCGTTGGGCAACTCGTTTGTGGCACCGAGCTTGCCGGGGATCTGGATACCCGCGAGCAGGGGCGGGACGCCGTGGGCCGAGACGATCTCCATGGCCAGGACGTCTGCCAGCTCCGAGAAAAGGCCGTCGACCTTGCCCTCGGCCGCGAGGGGGTGAACGTCCAATTCCGCCTCGGCCTGGCCAAGGTTAATGGCCATGGTCTTGTGGGAATTCTTAAGACCAATGTGGTTGCGAAGGTTGGTCTTGAATTCGTCCCACTCGTCCTTGGGAATGCGGGCGCCCTTGACCACGATCAGCAACTCGGGCACGCCTCGATTCAGGAAGAAGTCGTAGAGGTGCTGGTGGGAGCACTGAGAAAGCTCGATTGAGAGGACCGCCGCCAGCCAGTCTGGATAGCCGTAGTAGCGGCTAAAGGAAGTCGAGCGACGGAAATGAATTAGCTCCGTGACGGGGGGCGGCTCTGGGGCGTCCCCGGTAGACGGCCGGCCGGGGCGGCCCCTCGTGGGTGGCTCGGGCGGGCGTGAGGATCCCCCCAGGGCCCCGGGCTTGGCGCTCTTTACCCGGGAAAGGTCCCCGAAGCGGGCGAAAAGACGATTGAAGCCGGTTCCTTCCGAGGAGTTAACCTCGTAATGGAACTTGCCATTTTCCTCCAAGACGACGTGGACGTCGCGCGAGGGGCAATGGAAGAGGGCGATTATAGACCCTCCCTTGTTCCTAACGACCTCGACATAGCCATTACCGGTCTGCCAGTAGTCCTCTATCGCGTCGGTGAGAATGTCCTGGAAGGAAACCAGGCACAGATCGTCGAGGGTCCGCGAAACGGCGGATCGGCCCTCGGTCTGGGGCTTACCGGTAAGGGGGTCGAGCTTGGTTGCCTCGGTGTCTGGCGTAGCCGGCTCGGGGGCTACGCCGATTTCCACGTCGCGGGCCACGGCCGGGGCGCCTGGGACCTTTTCCATGACCGGTTCGCGGCGGAAGCCCAGCCCCACGGTCGAGGCGACCTTGGCCTCGATACAGGCGCTTTGGTGGACATTGAATAGCTTGAAGACCGCGGCCGACGAGAAATTGAAGGGGTGTTCTTTCCAGCCGATCATGGCGTCCTGGCGGGAAGACCCAGGGATCCTCTCCAGAAAGGCCTTGGCAATCGAGTTGGCCTTGAGGGCTTCCTTGGGGTAAAGGGGGCTTCGATCTGCCTCAAGAATTGCCCAGGAAATTGCTGTGCCTAGGCCGGCCTTCTTAGGGGCCGGACTCTCGCCCACCGTAACTCGTCTAATCTTCGCTGCCATGTGTATCCCCACGTCAAAACGAGTTGTGGCCTTGTCTGCTTAGTTGCGTCCGTAGTATACACGAGTCCATGCCGATCAAGGCCCCTCCGTTCAAGAAGATCACCAAGAAGCTGCGAGTCGACTTTATCTCGCTCTGCGCTAAAGGTAAGAACTTCATGTCGACCCTGTATAAGGCCGACAAGGGCGAGGTTGTGCCCGAGATTGCCCTCCAGAAGGCTACCCCGGCTGACCTGGAGAAGGGCGAGGTCCGCGGCCTGGTCTACGTCCCCGGTAAGGCGGACGCTGACAAGGACTTCGCGGAGACGGACGTGGTCAAGGCTATGGCCTACGACCACGCTCGTCGTGGCCACAAGTTGGACCTCCAGCACGACGGTGTCCCGCTCAAGCCCGAGCAGGCTTATGTGGCCGAGTCGTTTCTTGTTCAGAAGGGCGATCCTCGGTTCGAGGGGGCCACGGACGTGTCTGGGGCCCCGGTAGACCCGGTGGGGGCTTGGGGTGTTGTGCTCAAGCTCGACGACGAGGCGCTCAAGACGCTGTATCGAGAAGGCCATTGGAGCGGGCTTAGTATGGGCGGCGCTGCTGTCCGGGAGCCTGCGGACGAAGTCACTAAGGAAGATAAGGACGAGAACATGACCAAGGACGAGCAGCTCGCATTCGCGGAGACGGTGGCGAAGGCTGTGGCCACGGCGCTGGCGCCCAAGGCCCCTGAGAAGGCCCCAACTCAGTTCAAGGCGCCGACGTCGGCCAAGGAGGCCCGTGCCCTCGCCGAGAAGCTCCAGCGCGAGGTTCTTGAGAAGTCGGTCAAGTGGGAGGACCCTGCGTCGGTGGCTGAGTATGCCGAGGCCCTGGCCAAGGCCGAGGCCGAGGCCGAGAAGGCCAAGGCGTCGAATCAGCCCCTCGTGAAGGGCAAGCCCGGCGTCAAGGTCGGCGGCGAGCCAGAGGACGAGCAGGAGGCCATGCTCAAGGCAGGCCAGACCGAGGGGTCTTTGATCGCCCAGGCCATGAACAAGCAGCGCGGTTACGCCTCGAAGTAACTACGGCGCTTAACAACAAGATAAGGAAAGAAGCAAGAAATGGCTACCCTCAGTAACGAGCTTTGGGCTGACGTCGACCTCGGCGACCGGTCGGAGCGTGTGGATATCCACGCTTCCCAGGTCAAGCTTCTCGCCCCTGGGGCGGGTAACGACATTGACCCTAACATTGGTCTTCCGGCCTGGACGCCCATGGCGTTCAATACCGCGTTGAATTTCTGGGCCCCTTGGGACGCGAACGGTGGCAACGGGACCGACGAGATCCGCGCGCTCCTGACTGAGGCCACGGTGCTTGACGACGTGGACGAGGTTCACGCTGTCCTCATGCTCACCGGCAAGATCCACTACCAGCAGATCCTTGACGCGGTCGAGGAGCGCGCGGTCGAGGTCGAGGCGGATCTGAATACCGAGCTTCGGGACGCGAGCAAGCTCCGCGATCACGGGATTCTGGTTTACGGGCTGACCCAGACCCGGTAACAGAACAAGGAAAAGGAAAACTACCATGGACCCCATTTTCAAGGATCAGGAGACGACCAGCGTTCTTCACTGGTCGACCCTCACCCCGGTCGTCAACGAGATCAAGTCGCCGGCCCAGTTCGTCCGGCGCTTTATCTTCGGAAACCACGTCACTCTCTCGACTGAGAAGGTGGAGCTTGGTTTCTGGGACGGCAGCCGGGACGTGGCGCCGTTCATTCGGAAGCACTCCGAGGCGGTCCTGGTCGACGGGTATGGCGAGCGGTTCGCCACCGTCGAGCCGGCGAATATCCGCATGAAGACCATTGTTCACCCGAAGAAGGCATTCGATCGCCGGCCCGGGGACGTGATCTTCGTTCGGCCCGGCGAGTCGGGGCCGGTGCTCTCCAGCCTCCAGCGTTACGTGGGCCTCCGTGCTCAGCGGCTCGCGGACCTGGAGACCAATGCCGAGGAGTATCTGTGCTGCCAGGCGCTTCGAGGCTCGGTCACCTATTCGGTGGACGAGGCCGAGGCGTTTACTGTCACGTTCCCTCGTCCGGCTGGGAACAATGTCACCCTGACCACGTTCTGGGACGACGCCGACCCCAGCCTCCCTGAGCTTGAGCAGGACTTCTACCAGGCCAAGAAGATCATTTCGGACGAGGTGGGACTCCAGCCGACCGACGTGATCCTCGGTGCCGAGGCGGTTCTGTGGTTCATGTCGGTGCTCAAGCAGCAGAAGATCCTGGACATGCTTCACTACTTCGCGGGTGACGTGTCGCTCGCAAGTCAGTTCAGCGAGGACGGGGCGATCTACCTGGGTCTGTTCAGCGGGATCAAGGTGTGGGCCTACCCGCGCCAGGTGAACGTGAACGGTGTGGCGACGGACCTGATTCGGCCGAAGTATGCCGAGTTTATCGCCAACAGCGCGGCGGCCGAGAACCTGATCTACTACGCCGCGATCGACGACGAGGACGCCCTGGAGTCTGGGTCGTTCGTTACCGAGCGGTTCTCGAAGACCTGGAAGACCCCGGACCCGAGTCAGCGGTTCATGCTGCTCCATTCGCGGCCCATGCCCTGCACCCGGCGCCCCGGGAGCATGGTTTCCATGAAGGTCGTTAGCGGCTAAGGGATAGGGCCCGGACTTAGGTTCGGGCCCGGTTCTAACCCCTAAACACAAGGAAAGCGGAAACATGTATAAGACGATTAATACCAAGTTCCTTACCGGCGGGTTCCTGGTCGTGCTCATGGCCGGCCTTGCCCTCGCCGGGCCGGTGGAGACAATCTATCGGCAGCTCCGTGGGGCCACGGTCGCGGCCCATGCCAATCACACGGGGATCGAGACCGCCACGCTCACGTCGGCGGCCTGGGACGCGACCCCGGAGCAGGTTCGGGCCACGAACGGCAACCCAAGCGTGGCGGCCTTCGCTGAGTTTACCAGTGACGACGCAGTTACCTGTCAGCTTACTGTGGGTCTTTTTCAGGAGATCCAGAGCGCGCCGGGGACCTATAGCTTCTTGGGGATCGCTGGGATCGCGACCCTGACCGGGTCCACGACTCAGGCCAAGGCCGCGACGGATTATGTGGCCGAGTCGCCGGCCGCATTCGACACGCGGGGGGCGACTCACTACGATCTGCGCCTCACAGGAGCCCCGGCCCAGGGCCAGGTCACGGTGAAGCACTACCCCTACGGCGGGTCGAAGCGAGACGAGGAGTAATATGCCCAAGCGGCGATGGGCTTCGTTCTACTTCGGGGCCGCGCTTGTCGCGGCCTTCGCCGTCTTACTGGGGGCGGCATGGGCCGCGGACGACGAGCCCGCTAATACCGGTCAGGGGGTCTCGACGGGATACAAGTTCGACAGGCAGTTGGCTGCCTTTCGGTCAAGTATCTCGGCGGTTGACTCGACCGGGTCGGTTTCGGCGGCGGCTAACACAACGGAGTTTGGGGCCCTTGGGAGAATCAATATCCCGGTCTCGGCTCGGTTTTCGACCGCCTCGGCCACGGTCACGGTCCGTCTTTACGGCTACTGGAAGAACCTGGCCGGGACGAATACCTTTCTAGGGTGTTCGGACCCGATCACGTTGACGGCTTCGAGTGTCCAGGACGCGGGGAGTCTTTATGCGGCCCCGACATACGTATTCGACTCCTTCGGAGCAAACTACGTGCGCCTGGTCGTGGTAACGGCTCCCTCTAGCGGGACCGTGAATTTCTGGGTCGGGTCATACTAAAACGAGGGACAAGACATGAATAGGTCCACCAAGGGCTTTCTGTGCTTTATCGTGGGGCTGTTCCTGTTGGCGCAGCTTGCGCTCAAGGCTCAGGCCGATAATCCGGGTCCTCTGAGTCAGGCGATCAGTCAGCTTTTCGGTGGGCCTATCCAAGCACGGGCCGCGACCTCGGGCCAGGTGCTCAAGAAGCAGGCGGACGGGTCGTGGGCCGGGGCGGCAGATAGCGGAGTCGCGGGCTTGGTAGACGCCAGCCTCACCGCCAACCGGCTGCTCTACGCCGTGGACGCCGACTCGATCGGGAGCACGGACCTCTCGATCAGCGGGCAGACGATCACGGGCAC